CATCGGTTACATCTGCGTTTTCTTCTACTGAAATTAAGCTTCTTATTTGTGTTGCTGTAACTTCTTCTACAACTCCGTCTGCTCCTGAAATTCTACCCAATAAAACATCATCACTAACTACGTTTTGCATTTTTGCATAAGTAACGGCGTCATTCGCAATTTGTGTTCCTGCAACAGTTCCAATCATATCTGAAAACTGCCCAGTCAAAGCAACTGTCGCTAATTCGCTTGTTGATAAAGTTGTTTCAATCCAAATCGCTGATGTTGGGGTTGCATCTACGCACCTGTAAGCCTCATTGCCTGTAACGTCAATAAATAAAGAACCGACCGAAAATGCTCCATTTCCTGAGGTATCAGCACTATCGTCATTCGCTGTTGGTGGTGATGTGGCATTTAATTTATTATCCCCATTTATTAATTGAGCAACTTTCGCTTTTTCTGAATCTGTAAATGCGTTTGTGTCGGCTTCTCCTTCATAAGCAATCTTAATTTCCGCTCCGGTTTGGTCGTCTGTTGCTCCGGCTTGAATCCCGTCAAGTTTTGTAATTTGAGTTGCTGTTGCGTATCCGTCTAGTGAATCAGTCGCCTCTTGGGTTGCGATTGTGTGTTGAGCAGAATTCAAGTGATAATACTGGTCTGTCGTTCCACCTTGTAAGTCTGATAAGGTATTATGAATAATATCAGTCAATGTTTTTGCTGTAACTCCGAGAATCATCTTATAAGTTTTTGTCGAAGTATTTTTTGTTGAGGCACTTGTTCCCTCTTGTGCCCTTGTGATTGTAATTGTATCGCCAGTCCTCGCAGTAACTCTGACAATCTCTACATTCGGGTCTTCTGACAATGTTGGATAATCTGAAATATTCCACCAGACAAGATTAAATTCCCCGTCTGTTGAGGGTTGGGGTAATTTTGCTCCATCGCCAGTTTTCAAAACGATGCTTAAATCTGTTTCGTCATATCCGATTGAAACTTCCACCCTAGCAAAATTTTTAACTGCATCCATAGTTTTGATTTAAAAGTATAAGCTAGTTAGTTCGAGAGGAGCTGAACACAGTCTCCTCCCTGTCCAATTAGCTTAAAGTAATTTCCAATGTCAATCTTTATTCCAATTTCTAATTATATCATTTTTAAGTTCAGGATTATTTTTACAAAATTCCCGAAACTTGTCAAAAAAGAATTTCATAGTTTTTGTGTGTCGTTTTCTGTGGCATTTTTTACACAAAACAATTAAATTCGATTTTTTATGTGCTTCTTCTCTGCTGTCGAACAACCAAGGCGGTATAATGTGATGAGCTTCATATTTTTCAAAAGATTTTTTACAATCTTCACAATTTTTTGCCTCATCTTTTAATTTTTTTATTAACCTATTAGACTGCCCATCCCTATAATCTATTCTATTTGGGTCATAATTTTCTCCTCTATTGGCTTTATTTCTGCAAGTAGTTGAACAATAAAAATGTTTATACTTGTTTTTAAATCTGAATTTTTTTCTTGTAAAACTTTTTCCGCAATAATCACATTTATATTTTGTGTCGCTATTTATTTGTTTGTGTCTACATTCTGCTGAACAACAACCACTATTATATTTATTTCGTTGTGCATAGTATGGTAAATATCTTTTTCCACATACAACACATATCTTCCTTAACTCTGGTTTTCTTTCTCCTCTTTTTTGCCCAATAGAGCAACATTTGTGAGAACAGAATTTAGCGGTCTTTTCCCTTTTTCTACCCCTGACATTAAATTCCATTCCGCACACTTGACATTTTTTAATCATTTTTTCGATATTACTTATTATACATTTAGTATATACTATGTAATATCAATAGTCAATTTTTATCTTAGGATAGAGAAATCTCCAAACTGAGACGCCAAGTCTGACCTGCTGTTTTTTCTCCTTCAACTTCAACTTTTCTATTTAGCATTGTTCCGCCAGAAGAAGCATTGAATACTGCAAATTCGTTCCAAGCAAAGTTTGCTACCGCACTTCCGAAGTCTGCCTGAAAAGTAATTTTCTGGCTTGTTCCAAATGTTGGATAAGTTGCATTCATTGCAACTCTAACTTTACTCGCACCGATTAAATCTGTTTGTCCTGCGGCGGCGGCTGTTTCATCTTCACCAACTCCTAAATAGGAATTATCATTATCAAAAGCATCTCCTCCTCCACCTGCCAATAAAGTAAGCAAAGCATTGATTCCAGTATTAACTAAAATATTGTCTTCAATATTCTTTACCTCAAATGGGGTATTGCTTTTTACTGCCTCATCATTCTCAAATTTTTCTAACTTCCACATTGTTTTGTGATTCCCCTTTTCGATTGATTGCTTTTGCATACAATTATTTTTTTACTGGTTTAGCCTCTGCCTCTTCAATATTTTTTTTAATTTTTGGCACTTCTTCAATCAACTTTTTGGCGAATGATATTGGCACTTGGCAATACGCATTAACCATTGGGTTATAAATAACTACTTGTGGCTCTTTGCCCATATATTTGAATTATTTTTTAACAATTTTTCTTCTTCTTCCATCTGTTTTAACTTCTTTGTTCTGCGGTGTTTTCCCTTTGGTATTTCTGACAATCGGTGTTTTTTCTTCCTCTTCCTTTCCTATTTTCTCAACGCACCCCATTTTTTTCATTTTGTTGAACATAATTGGATTTAAACTTAAAATCTCTCCAATCTTAACCATTTCACTTTTGTAATAAAAACTTGATATTGCTTTTGCTTTCATAATTTTTTTATTTAATTTATTAAGTCTGCTTTTTTTAGTTTCTCCATTGTTTCTTTATTTTCATTTATATAATCCCCTTTCATAATTTTTTTTCCTCTAAAATAAAAGTCGCTTTTAGCTGTTCTTCCCTCTCCAGCTCTTATTCCTTCATCGCCTCCTCTGGGCTTTTCTTTGCAAACTTTTTTCTTCCACCTCTTTTCTAAAATTCTGTTATTTGCGTTGGCGTGATTAAACCTCCCCTCCGATTTTGATAAAAAATGCTTTATTGCCTCTTCTACGTATCCAAATTTATAACCTTTGCTTTTCGCTCTGAGAAAAAAATCTATATCTTCCGCCCCGCTTTTAAAAATTTCGTCTAACCCTCCTAATTTTTCCCAAACACTTTTTCTAACTTTGAAACAAAAACCGCTCGGCATATCACATTCTCCAATACTCCCTGCTAAAAATCTATTGAAATTCGATTTATCAAAGCCTATCCCATATTTGGTTGCGTGTGTAGTCGGTATGTATTGTGCTATTCCCGTAATAGGGTTCTTATCCTCAATCATCTTTGCTAAAAGCTCGTCAGAGGGTTCTGTGTCGTCGTTTAAAAAAATTATATCTTTTGTTTCAGCCAGTCTTGCTCCCTTATTGCAATTCTCGGCAAAACTCCCTCCGCTAACTATAATTATATTCCAAATCCTATTGTCTATTCTTTTTAAAACATCAGCCAACATATCGTGCTGTGAGTGGTGGGGTATAACTATGTCCCCAATCTTTTTCAGGTGCTTTTTCATTAAAATATCTAAATGTTCCCTGGAATCGTTCCCTTTTGAAATTCCAGTTGGTCTATTGACTGTCGAGAACAACATTTTATCGCAAAATACTGGTAGATGTCCTTTTCTCGTCAATCTTATCCATAAATCCCAATCGTTATATCTCTTTAAATTATTGTCCATTTTCGGTCGGCACTTTTTTCTTATTAAAGACATTGTGCTAATTCCGTGGAAGTAATCAATAAATTCCTGTGAATACTTGTTCTTCGGTATTTTTTTATTCCCTTTATTCAAATTAAATTCTATATTGTCAATTTTGAATCTCCCGAAAGCCCAATCGCAATTTTTGTTTTCTTTTAAAATATTGTGCAAGTTTTCCAAACAGTCTGGCTCTAAATCAATATCGTTATCGCAAAAGAAAATGAAACTCCCTCTGGCTTTTTTTAGTCCTTGATTCCTCGCCCAACTTGCCCCTTTGCAATTTTTGTCGATAATCTCTATCAACTCATAATCCTTGTAAGTCTGTTTTTTCAAAGAAGTTAATGTTTCATTTTTTTCGGTTGCCCTGCTCGGTATTATTACACTTATCAAATCTTTCATCTGTTTTTCCCCTAGTGAGATGTAGCAAAATCGCTACACCTCAGAAGTTAATTTAGTCTATTAGGATACTGATGGCACATCAAGGATAACTGCGGCTTCTTTCATTGCCATTTTTCCGTCAACTCTCTTGACTAATCGAATTGTGATTTCGTCATATCGGAATCTATCGTGAATTGAGGCATCTACTGTAATTCCCTCTCTATCTCCAATGTAATACCAGGAGAAGTCAACGAAGATTAAATCTCCTTTAGTTCCCAAGTCCGCGACTTGTTCGCTCTCGAAGAATCCTTTGCCTTTCAAAGTAACTGGGGTCGCTGATTTCAACGATTCTGAAAGTAAAGGTTTTCCGTCTGAATCTACTAAACCGTCAATGTATTGGATAGCTCCAGTTGAACCAACCCATACTGCCTTTCGTCTGAAAGTAGGTTTTAATGAATAAAACATTTCATTAATATCTGCATAAGCAATCTGATTCGCTACTGCTCGATTTACAGTATCAATGTCGGTGTCAGCTAAAATTCCTAGAGGCTGAGTTGTTCCGTTTCCATTCAAAAATACATAGTCCTCAAAATAAGCTGCGGCTCGTCCAAATATGTTTACAACATAGTTGGCAAAGTCAATATTACTATCAGCCAAGATTTCTCTTGATTCAGTAGTAAGCATTAACATTTTCCTTGCAGTCATTGAAATTTGAGCTAGTGCAAATTTGGTATCAGTAGTAGTATCAGATTCTCCCACCCAAGAAACAGTAACACCACCAAATTGAGTTGAACTTTGGTCAAGTTTATTCTTAGTCCAAGTTTCGGAAGCCATTTTAATTTTAGTCGCTCGAGGTCGAACAATGGTTTCTTCTTCAACATAACTCATAATGGCTGTTGCTAATTCTTCTGGAACGGTATAGCCACCATCTGCGTCTTCTCCCTCATTGAAAGCAGCTTTTTGCTCATCACTCTCCAACATAGGAGCGCCTTTCAACATTGATTTCATATCGACACAAAATTTCTCCATTTTAGTTCCCAATTCGACAAAAGGAGCTTCGATTCGTTTTGTTTTCATTACTGATTTTTCCAAAACAATTGTTTCTTTAGTTTTAAAATTTTTCTTGTCTTCTACTTTTGCATCTTCAATACTTTTCTTCATTGCGTCCATATTGCTAGTGACGGCTTCGGAAACTGCTTTTCCTACAATTTCCAACATTTTTGCTTCTTCCATTTAATTAAATTATGAATTATAAATTATTTTTTTCTTCGATTCACCAAAACTGCCTCAATAGATTTATTAGCAATTCTGATTAAATCTGTTTCACTCAACTCAACCTCTTTCTTGACTGCTTTCTTTGGTTTTTCTTCCTCTTGTTCACTCTTAGCTTCTTCCGTAGCTTCCAGTAAATCTTTTAGAGGTGTAACAACCTTTTCAAGAGAGCCGAGAACTTCCTTGACTAAATCTCTATTCTTTTTGCTTAAAACTTTACCGGCTTTAAATTCCAGTTCTTTTTTAAACACTTCCAATTCGCTTTTTGTAAAAGTAACCGTTTTTTCTTTTTTATTTTCTTTAAGATTTTTATTCTCCTTTAGTATAGCATCTCTGCTATCCTTTGCAATAAGTCCGTCCCAATTTA